CCTCGCGGGCCCCTCACGTTCTTAGTGGACACTCCAGAAAGGTACGTTATGAATAAGGAACGCCATCTTCAAGAGTACGACCGACTCGGTAAGTATTATGACTCATTCGTTGTTCACGAATGGGACATTGATACCCACTACGATAGATCGTTTCTTGATACCACAAATCATCCGAAGTGGAAACAACAGGATGATGCGTCGGGCTACTTCTCCAAAGCTACGTTTGAGTACTATCGGACTTTGTCTGAACAAGTTCAGATTTGGAACGGTATCAAATTGCGTACGATGGAAGGTTCTCGACCAACGTTGGGTTTGCAATCCCCGAGCCTATAGGCGACGGGCACGCATATGGCGTTACTGCATACGATCGTATGAAACCGACAAAGCCTGATTGGAGTTTGTATAATTTTATATACGAGCTCCGGGATTTGCCGCATATGATCCTGCAGTTAGATCATGCCTTTCAGAACCTTCTCTCAATCGGTGATTGGGCGAATAAGTTCCTGGGGCAGATTTTCGGTTGGAATCCGCTGATATCTGACGTTCTCAAGGTTATTGAGAAACAGCAGACGATGCAGAAACGAATCGAATGGCTTATTCGGAACAACGGACGCTGGGTTAAACGACGAGTTAATCTCGCCGAGACACAGCAAACCTTGTATGAACTTCCTTGGACTCCCCATTGGGGATCGTTTGAACAGGTCTTTACGACCCAGTTCTACAATACAGTCCCTGAAGTTCGTCAGCACTTGGAGTATTATGATCGGGTCTGGGCTACTGCCGAGTTCCGATACTTTCTTCCTGATGTGCCGCCTGGTGTCAAACTTGAGGACAGACTAAAATCTGCTCTCAACGGATCTCATTCGATCCGCGCATATCAATTATACGATATGATACCATGGACTTGGTTGATCGGTTGGTGCCTCGATGCTTCTCGCATTCTCGAAAATCTCGATGCCGGAATAGCGGACCGTTTGGCCGCCCGGAGATTCGTTATTATGAGAACGCAATGGTATCGTGGTTCCCAGCACGCCAAAGGCAATTTTCGCCATTGGCCTACTGGATCAAACGTCTCCGTCAATGCCAATTCCTTCGCAGAGAGACATCTCAAAACGAGGGTTGTTGGCTCACCTTTCTTTCCTAGCGATCCCGCTGATCTCACCGGGATGCAATATGCTATTCTTGGGGCCCTTGGGCTCTCTAGATATACGTAGCATATCTCGCAATACTTTGGATTCCAACCCAAAGTTTGTTCGACCTGCCTGTAAAATAGGAGCTTTCGATGTTTGCCGATCCTCAGTCTGTTACTGTCAATGCCGTGGCCATTTCTCTGCCTCGTACTGCTCAAGGTACAACGCAGAATGTGTACACGTCTGCTGATGGTAACACCAGCATGACAATTAAACAGAACACGACCGCTTCGCGGTTCCGCCGGGAGGTGCGAATCTCCCAGAAGAAGATTGCCGCTGATCCGATCTCCGCAATTAACAAGGAGACCAGTGTCAGCGTCTATCTCGTGGTTGATGAACCCAAGGCTGGGTTCACCGACACTGAGATCGGGTACCTCATTGCAGCACTCGAAGGTTGGGTCGATGCGACCTCCTACGGGAAACTGCTCGGCGGTGAATTTTAACTCACCGCGTAGTTGAGGTATACGTCGGACGGTTCTAATTCCCCATCAAGATGAGGTATTAGATGAAACGACCGACCATGCTCTTTAAGGCCCTGCTAGCACAAGCTAGTATGGAGTCTTGTTTGTCCACAGAACGCGACTTTGTAACTATACAAAGTCGTTTTGAACACGAAGGGTTATCGTTTTTGACGATTACCCTCCCCAGGCTCTGTGACTCTCTAGAAGAGGGTCTGGAAACTGGGCGGTTCACGCTACCTCTCGGTTTTCGCCGAGGGCGCGGAAGGCTCCCTGCATTATTGCAAGGTTTCTTCAACCGTGTGTTCGATGAAGGTGGTACGCTACTTGATACTGCCTGCGGAGAGTCCATTTTGTGGATCCGTCAGATAACTAGGTTTTATAAAAAACCAAAGTTAGCCTGCTCGCCAGATCGTGAGATCCTTGCGATTCGCAAGTTTAAACAAGTAGAGGAGGACCTTTTTCATGCCACATCTGAAGTCAACAGACAGGATTCGATCCTGGATGCCGTCTCCGCAATTCTATGGTCTAGTGTATTTCCTACACTTAATGGCGATAGTATTGTTTGTGGTCATGGCCCTGGTGTCACTGCGGATCGTCGTCTTTCTAACGAAAGACGTCGTATCCGACACTGGTATACCAGAGCAGAAGGTTCCCTCGCTTCCGCTGATCACGCAGTCCATAACTGGGCTGCCTGTAACGGAGGTGAAGGAAGCCAAGGTCTCGTCGACGTTGAATACACGGACCTCCGAGATGAACCCGGAGTCCGCGTTGTCTTCGTCCCCAAGACCCTAACTACTCCACGAGTCATAGCTATCGAGCCGTCTTCCATGCAATTCATGCAACAGGGTGTTGCACGTCACATGGTTCGCGTTCTCGAGACACACTGGTTAACGTCTGGCTCCGTAAATTTTACGGATCAGACGATCAACCAGAGACTCGCGTACTCGTCGTCTATTGACCGTAGTCTCGCGACTATAGATCTTTCTGATGCCTCTGATCGAGTTCATCTTGAGCTCGTCCAGCGGATTTTCAGGAGATCTCCTATCCTCGAGTTTCTCGAGGATTGTCGGTCACTTCACGCCGATCTACCAGATGGTTCTAATTTG